GCAGTATTCACCACAAACATCAGTACCAATATTTTTTAATGGATTTACAGATTCGTTCATTGGGACCATAAATGCACCATGTGTAGATGGGTTAGAAACAAAATCCCAACCAATTAATTCAAAATCTTCTTGAACCTCTACTTTGTTACCACTCATAGGTCTAGTTGAACCCATACCTCTTGAAGAAATACCCAATAAGATACCTGCTTTTAATAATTCTTTTAAGATATTACCAGATGGTGTACTTAAAATTTCAACAGTACCACAAAGGTCATCACCATCCCACCAAATTTCTCTGATGTTGTGAGATACGTTTTTTAAATTAATAACCGTAGAATCTGGATGGTCTAATTCACCCAATGCTCTACGTTCTTTAATGAATGTTAAATATTTCTTAGCTTCTCTCTCTAAGATTGGTTTCGGATATACTCTACCATTTTGGTTTTCCGCACCAGCTCTTTGTAGAACACCTTTAACTAAGACTCTACCACCTTCATCTTCCTTAAGTTTTCCCTCAAATAATTGAGTTTCTATTAAAAGTGATTTCATTTTATATTACCATTTTTTCTTTTTACCTTCCATCTTGCTTCTAATCTTATTAGCAATTACACCCATTTGAGATTTATCCAATCCTAATCCATCAACCATTTTTGCAACTAATTGAAGTTTTTGTGTTGGGTTTAATTTTGCAGTGCTAATTAAATTTATAGCTTGTGCTAACTTTTGATTTATTGTAGATGGTATTGGTGCTTTTGGTAATTCAGCGGAAATATCTTCATTTGTTTTACCAGCTCTTAAATCAGCTAAATCATCACCTTCAATATCACCATCACCATCAACATCTAATTTATGCTGTCCACCGGTAAGTGCTTCTGTTTTTTCACCTTTACCATTCCATGCAGTATCTACTTTATTAAAAAATTCTTTTTTTTCTTCATCACTCATTTGTGATATAGATTTACCAGCCTTTTCTAATGCTTTTTTAAAGAATGTCTGATATTCAGCTTCTTCTACCATTACTTCTTTAACTAATTCTTTTAGTCTTTGTCTTGATATAGTTTCTTTGTGCATAGGTAATCCTTTGTGTTTTGTAGATGCATAATCTTTAGCATCTTTTTTACTCATAGAGTCAGCTGCTTTTTCAACTTCTTTGGATGGTGCTTCCATGTCTCCTTTTTGTACTGCATGAACCATACCCATAAATTTTTGTTGTGCTTTTGATACTGCTGGCATTTTATAAAGTTCTTAATTTTTCAGTTATTCCCATTAACCTTTCTCTGATTTTATATAGAGATGCGTTTGTTCTTTTCCAGTAATCTTCTTTTTTAAGTCCGTTTTCGTTCTTAATTTTAGAATACCAATTAACAAACTTCTCTATTTCAGAAAGTTGTTTGTGTATATTAGAAACTCCTCTACCAACTTTTGCTTTTGGTGAAGATTCTTCTCTTTTTAATTCCAACCATCTATTTTCCGCAACAATCATTCCACTAATATCTGCAACTTTTGCTTTATCAACATCTTTTATTGCAGTTGGTTTCATCGGTAATGCCTCATCTTTACTAGCTGGTACATCACCTAACGCCCAATCCTTTTCACCTTCTTCTAAATTATCAACTACGGTTCCACCGGTTACTTTTGCTAATCTATTATTTTTCTTTGCAGTTTGTCCAGGTTTAGCAAATGCAGCAGGAGTATTATATCCTGCAACATTACCGGTTACACTCATTTCATCCAATGTTCTTTGAATGTTTCTTTCTCTAACGTATTTACGAATAGCTTCTTTTATTCTTGCTTCCATTATTTTACTTTAGATTTAAGTTCCTTAATTAGCTCATAAGAAAGCATAATAGATGAAACTTGAGAATCAGATACGGTTTTTCCAATTTTTAATTTTTCTAAAACGGAAATAGTTTCTGATAATTTAATTTGTGTAACTTTATCTTTTAGTTTTGATTTAATACTATTCAATTCTCCAATTATATTTGGCAATTCTTTCCCAACATAATCTTTAAATTTAGTAGTATTAGTGATGTTGTTTATATATTCTTTCAACAAATTCTTTTGAGATTCATCTAAATTTGTGTACTTTTTGTTGAAAGTTTCTACTAAAATCTTATAGGTAAGTAATCTAAGGTCTTTGTCTTGTTGTTTATAGGATTCAATCAACTTTTTATCTTCGGTTGGATTAGTTAATTGAGTAGGTTTTGAAGTAATGTTTTCGATTAGGGTAATCTTAGAATTAAAAATATCTTTAATATCATATCCTTCAGCTCTCTTAGATTCGAATACTTTATATATAGATGCTAGAACTTTATAGTTAGAAATAGGGGATGATAGGAATTGTTCAATATCAAATTTTGCTGAAATTTCTTTAATAAGGTTAAATTTTTCCTTAGAAAGTGTATTTTGGTTCAATTTAGCATGTGCATCACATACCGTTTCTACCAGTCTATCTGCTTTTGTTTCAGAATTATATTTTTCTTTTAACAATATATCATAAAGACGCAATTCTTTATTTAACTCCGTATTTGGAGCAAAGAACTCTTTTACGATTTTTTTAGCGTTTTCGGTCTTATCGCCATTAAGAACTTCCAATGTTATTTGTCTTACTAAAAGCTCAAATAACACTCCAGTATTCTTAAACTTGGAATGTTTAATTTTTTTCATTTACTTACCCTATATTTATTCTACCCTATAAACTAACACATATAAATATAAACAAATTTTTCTTTATTAAATTTTAGTTTCATCTAATAAGTTTTTTTCATCTAACATACCCGATTTTTCAGTTAAAACCGTCTTTTTTGATGAAATTCCGTTTATATATTCTCTTGCTAGCTTTTTAGCGTTTGTGTTTATATGTCTATCATCTCTCTTTCTCTCCTTATGGTTTTCAACATCTCCTAATGGGTCTCTACCATATGGATGCTTATCTTTACCATAAGTGTTTCCTTCTCTTGGTCTACCAACTTCCCTATTTAATTCGATTTCAGTTTTTAATTTCTGAATTTCTTCTTCCACATTTTGTTGTTGTGGTGGGTTAGCTGGGTCCTGTCCTTGTTGTTCGATTGAAGTATGTCTGAAACGGTCTTTAAGGTCTAAAATTACTTTAGCTCTTTCAATATCAATTTCATCTTGAGATAATCCAAAGATATTATGATATGCCCAATCAGACGATAACATATTAAGTGCTTTTGCATCAGATGCCAATCTAACCTTCTCGCTCCATAAGTTTACTTTCTCTTGCTCATAGATTGTAGAAGCGTTTGTCAAACTCAATTCAAAGTTTGTCATTTCAGAATCTTCTATACCATTTGATGCCAAGTGAACTACTGCAATCTTGGCCAATTCACTAACAACTGTACGTTGAATTCTTTCAATAGTTCTTGCAAAACGAACATCTTCTGCAGCCAATGTAGCTTTACCATTCACATTCTCATCATAAGATAAGTACGCCTTTGGTACTCTTAATGCTGCAAATAATTTATTTTTTAGGTAATCAATATCTTCAATTGCTGCGTAATCTAATCCAGCCAAATTATCAATTGATGTACCACTATCACTACCACGAACAGGTAGGAAGAAATCTTCAGTAAGATTCTGAATATTATATTTTAAATTGTAATCACCAGTATTTTTATCAACAAATGGAGTTTTCTTCATTTTATTGATAATTTTTTGCATATAGTTATCCACTTCTTGTGGTGGGATATTACCTATATCAATTTTGAACACTCTCTTTTCAGGTGCTCTCATAATACGATGAATTAACATCGCATCTTCCATAAGTGATAATTGTTTCCAAATTCTTCTTGCACCCTCAATCATTGATTTACCATAAGGAAGGAAGTTAGTATCTGATAACATTCTAAAATGAGCCATCTCATACTGCTCATATTCTTTTTTACCAAATCTATCTAATTCAACCTTATACTTTACATAGTCAGGATTGTTTGGGTCCATACCCTCTAATCTTTCTACATTGTATGTTGAGTGTGGTGCTACGTTAATGATACCTTTACCAGGCATAATTTCTAATGCTAAGAAAGCATCACCATATTTTACTAAATTTCTAATCCAAGGCCATAAGTTAAACTCCACATTCATTATATCATAGAATAAATTATGAAGCATTTCTCTTACGTTCTCATTTGTGGATTTAATTTGAAGTACATCACCATATTCGTTCTTAGTTGTACTTTCATCCGCATATATATCTAAAGCAGAACCAATGATTGGGTCCATATCCATAGCATCATAATCTCTAAAAAGTTCTCTACGAACTTGATGATATGCCATTGATTGAGCACCCTGATGAGTTTCGAAGTAAGACCTTTGTAACTTTGTATATCTATCTCTTAGATTTACAAAGTTTGTGTTCGATTGACGGTCCTCAACATCGACAACTCTACGTTTACCATCTTTATCAATGGTTACGATTGCGTTGGTTGAAAATAGTTTTTTTAGTCTCCCAAAGAAACTCCTATCGTCTTGAAATTGTTCTGCCATAATTTATTTTACCATTTTCTACAAGACCAATATCTTGCTTTTGTTCTTGGACCAGGATTATCACAATTGTGTCTTGCTCTAAAATTAGCCCTTCTACCAGGATTATTTTTCTTAATCTTTACTCCCTTCTGACCAAAGTTTACTTTAATAACTTTACCAGTTTTAGGATTTTTAACATATACCTTAAATTTCTTTACATCACCGGCCATTGGTTTACCCAACTTTACCTCTCTACCTTGATATTCCGCTTCAAATACACAACTACAATTAGCTTCATCTAACGATTGTGAGTAAGATTTAAGATAATTTATAAAATCGTCCATATCTTCTTGCTCTACATCCAATTCATCATAATCATCAATTGGATTATCTGCCGGTTGGTCTCCTTTGGAATATGCTTTATCTACATATTCATCTTCTTTTAGGATATTTGTTAATTTAATCATTTTGGTCTTTTTTTATTTTGACATATACCATAAATATCGTAAAATATCAAAACACTACAATTTATAACCATTGTGTTAAGTCTTCAAAATCATCACCAATCCTCATTTTCCAAGGGTTATCATCTCTATCTGCCGGACCATATACTCCCGCATGCTGCATATTAGATGAAATACCCCCAATTGCTCTCTTTGTAAGGTCAATACCTTCTTGTCTTAAACGAAGTGCGGTATCTCTAACCCACAATCCAATACAAAATGCCATTGTAAGGTCATCGTTATAACCCTTCATAGCTTCTGCTCTACCATTCATAAAGATAAAAGTAAACAATTCATCTATCAAACGATTTGAACGTACCACAACTGCCTTCTCTCTAAAGTATTCATCCAATTTAGATACAATTAAAGGTCTAGTCTTAGAAGTAGTAGAAAATCCGGCAACCATTTGTTTTTCTTCCGCACGATATTTGTTTCTCATTTGATTTTCAACATCAACATATTTTAAATCCTTACTCATATAGAATAAGTTTTTATATCCTCTATCAATTACTTGTTGAATACACGCCCAACCAATATTTGCGTTCTCTATAACAAGTAAAGCATCATTATATTGTGTGGATAATTCAACTAAGAAATTTCCAAAATCTTTAGTATCAACTTTACCTCTGTATTCAGCTACCTGTGTACAAGTGTTTATTTCCATAACATGTGCAGCCGAATAATCCGAACCATCACCTCTGGCCACATCGGCAATTACCATATAAGAACCATTTGCGGTTGGGTATTCCCATCTCCAAAGGTTTCCATCGAATCCAGTCTTTTCTAATGGGTCTTGACAATAACTCTCTTTATAGAACATTAATAATTCAGGATCTATAACCGTATCACCCGAAGATACAAAATCACAATCACATTCCTGTGCCGCTTTCTTTGCACCCAATAGTTTTTCTTGCTCAGCTCTCCAAACTTCACCTCTTTCAGGATGAACTGTCCAATGCAATCTGATTGTATTGAATGGATTTTGTCCTTCTTCCGCTCCCAACCAAGTCTTATGAAACCAGTTACCCACACCATTAGGAGTAGAAAGTGCAATACAACTACCACCCGTTGAAAGTGTTGATTGTGCCGCTACCCAAATCTCATCAATATCATCAATGAATGCAGCCTCATCAAATATAAGTAAAGAAAGTGCTTCAGAACGTCCCGCATCAGGTGAAGATGCAATTGCTTTAATTTGAGAACCATTATGTAAACGAAGTGAGAGTTTGTTATCTTCCAAAGAACCACCTTTTAACCAACTAGGTAGTAGTTCGTGCATTACTCTTACTTTAGTTACTAAGTTCTTAGCTACATCTTGTTTAGTTGCAATAACCAATACGTTAAAATCACTATTAAATAACATTTTCCAAAGTGCGTATCCAGCCGAAAGAGTTGAAATACCAGTTTGTCGTGATTTCAATACTATATTAAAACGATTTGATGCAAATTGAGTTAAAGTTTTTTCCTGAAATGGGAAAAGGTGAAAAGGTATCTTACCTCTCACCGGATGTTGAATCATACAATACTTTTTCATAAAGTGTATTGGGTCAGTAGCACACTTTTTGTATTCTTCGGCAATAATCTCTTTTAGAGATTTTTTTTGTGTTATACCAGTTGCCATAATTAATCAACAGGTGGTTTTACTAAATCGTAATCCTTATCCTTTAATTTATCCCAAGCCTCATCTCTTAATTTTTTAGCCTGTTTTATTTCTTCTTCAAAACGAGTAATATCTGCAAGGATTTCCGCTTTTAATTCATTTACATCTCTCTCCATACTCCAAGTTTCAATCTTACCATCTTCTTGTACAACTTCGTATGTTTGTTTTGCATCGTTATAAGCCTGTGTAAATTGTGAAATTACATCTTTTCCATATGCAATCATATTGGAATATATTTTATAATCTTCATATGCTTCCCACAAACCATCTACTTTAATTTGAGATTCTCTTATTGTAAGACAATGTAAACAATATCCGGTTTTAGATATTAGTTTTTTATCAACTCTACCTATTTTTATTGTTTTACAATTATCGGATTTACAAGTATTCAACTTATCTAAATAAGCTCTAGTTTCAGCCATAATATCACCTAATTCTGAAACTTCTATTTTACCGGCCGCATGTTGTTCCCAAGACCTACCTTTATCATCAGTCCATCTTTCACCAACTTGTCTTTTTATCTTCTCTTTATCTGCTCCTGCGAATGAAATTTGTGTATTTTTTTCGTATTCACCACCAGTTAAAACCATATCCACCAACTTTTTACGAGTTGGATGCATAAACTTTTTTTGAAATTCTCTTGCCATATTAGTTTTGATATATTCGTATATATAAGTATATCAAAATGTAATAAAACGATTATTTTTCAAAGAATATACCTAAAATCTGATTTAGGGGTGCAAATGCTCCTGTAAGTTTGTATGTATTTCCCCCATAAACGAATACAATTCCTTCGTTTGGTACAATTTTATCAAATCCACCTAATGCATTAAGTCTTTCTAATTCTAATTTTAACTTAGCAATCTTTTTAGGGTCACCACTTGCTTTTACTTGAGATATTGTAGATTCTAAACGAGCTACCATTTGTCTTTTAGCACTATCAGGATTTGCTGTAAGTACTGAACTCATAAATTCTAATACATCCGCTCCAACTCCTAAAAATATTTCTTCAAATCTCATTAGATTTTGTTTTGATATTTTTTGTTGGTCTTGTTTATCAGTTTGTTCAGCCCAAGCTCTTAATTTAGGGTCTTGAATTGTATTAATACGAAATGATTTATCACCAAAAGCCCATCTCTTAACTAATCCTATTTTTTCTTGTGTATCTAATTTCTTTGCACCTTTTTCAACAAACTTAGTCCACCAAGCCTGATGATAATCCGCCACACCATCAGAATCGGATAATCCAAACTCTTTTTGAAGCTTATTAATCATTGCAATATATTTTCCTTGTAACTTAGAAAGACTTTCTGATTTAGGAAGTTTTTGCATTGGTGGGCCTTGAATTGTGTACTTTGATTGAACGTGTGCATTTACTTGTTTAATCATTCCACCTAATATAGATGCTGCTTTTTGATTTTCACCTACAATGTTTCCATCTATATCATAATCAAATGTACCATGAAACACTAATAGAGGTTGGTTGTAAGGGATTACATTTACCGATGTTGGATATATTACTTCCAAATTCATAAATGAACTACCATCGTTAAAAATCTTCTTACGTTGTGGTTCAGATAGAGCTGCAATTGCCGTTGATAAATCACTCATAGCAAAATTATATGCATCGGTTAATCCACCTCTATTTGCAAACTTTTCGGCTACTTGTCCTATTGTCATAGCACCTTCACCTTTATTCTTTAGATGTGATTTATTACGAGCCGCAACCAATCTACCATTCACCCAACTAATTGCTAATGCCTGTCCATCGGTTTTTTCTCTTGCCAATTCTAAATCACCATTTAAGGCTCTTACTACAATTTGTTTAAGGTCACCAAATGTTAGTCCCATTTCAATATCAAATGGATGTGCCATATGACCGTAAGCACCACCCTCTAATATCAAACCTTCACTCATTGGTGTTTCAATCTTAGAAAGTTTACTATAATAATTTGGGTCTTCGTAAAGATGGTCTAATGCAATTTCTTTTGCTATATTAATATCGGTTGTATGCTCTCTTTCAACCGCATACCCTTTTATAAATTCATTCTTTAAAGTTTGTGGACTGATTTTATGATGTTTAGCAATATCTTTTAATGTCATACCCTTTGCTAATCCACCCGGTATCTGGTCTTCTTTTACTGGTTGATATTCTTCGCTACCATCTTTATCCAACTTTGATTTTAATTTCTTAACATCCTTTGGATTTGGTGCACCATTAATATATCCACCGGGTAAACTCAAACCTACACCGGCTCCTCCACCTAATCCCATTTCGTTAATAATTTCATCAACAATTTGGTTTATATCATCTTCAGAAATAAAATTTTCTTTCACAACTTTTATATTTTGTTTACCATCTAATTCTGCTTGTTTTCTTTGTTGTTTTTCTTTTGTTGTCAATATTTGTTCCCAACCAGAATCTATCATTTGTTTCAACGCATCTCCCAACCAATTAGTATATGCTCTTTTAGCAGTAAACTTACCAATTGTATCGGTATTTTTTGGTTCTTGCATTACCGGAAAGTTAGTAACCTGATTACGAGGGTCTAATTCTTTATAATTTACTAATTCTTTTTCTTGTTGAATTTCTTTTGGTCTATTAACAGCATCATATCCTATTTTATTTGCTCTTACTTTTGCCTGATTATGATATTGTTTCCAAGAAGATGCAAAAGGACCTGTTCCATCATCGGTTTCAATTCTTTCTACATTATCGTAAACTTGTACGGATATTTCTTTTAATTGTTCTTTTTTAGGAATTCTAAAAGTTACTGCTTTCTTACCATTGATTGTTGGCATTCCCCACTCATCTTCACCTATTGATTTAACAACTACTTTTTTATTTTTGAATTTACCCATCAATAGAGTATCACCAACCTTAACATTTAATTTAATTTCTTCGTTAATACACTCTTTTAATTTTTTCAATTTAAGAGTAATCATTTTGAATATTTGTTCATCAAACTTTGGATATGCTTTTGTAAAATTCTTTTTTCGTTCAGCCTCATTACCACTACTTAACCAATAACGAACATCAGTACCACTAATTGGATTTGGTTGAGCAGGTGCTGCATAAACATATCCTCTATCCAAATAACCGGTATCTACTTTACCTTTATACGGCTTAAAGTATTTACCACTTAGACGTGAGGAATCCTTTTCACCTACTACGGTTATAAAACCGGTAGTATCTGAATCAAATTTATTAAGTATTTCTTCTGGAGCGTAAGGGTTTTTTACATTAACAATTTTAGATGATGGGATACCAAACATCTTCATCATTATAGCTTTCTTTTCTTTAAATCCAAATGGAGATTTCTTATTATCGGTTACATCGGAAGTTCCTATATAAACACTATCTTTTCCGAACTTCTTAACCAAATGGTCATACGTTGCATAGTGACCTTTATGAAATGGTTGAAAGCGGCCAGAATAGACAACAACTACTTTGTCCATCCCTGCCGCTTCTCCCAATATTGTTTCTACTAAAAATTTTGATAATCCTTTCATATAGTTTTCTTACTATATAAATATTCAGGATTACTCTTTTACAACTTTCATACCGTTACCATTACCTTCGGTAGCTTGTTGTCTTTGCATTTCAGCTAATTGTTTTCTAGTAGGTGCACCTGGTTGGTATTGAATAGTACCATCTTGGATATTGATTCTACCTTGTGGGAATTTCTCATCCAAACCGTCAATAACCTCTCTTAATTGTGCATTAAGTACTTTGAATTCATCTTCTCCTTTTTCTAAAAAGTCATCCATTCTAACCAATTCTTCGTTGATTTCTTTTTTACGAATGTGAATTTGACCAAATTCAACGATTAATCCATTAATCTTTTGATTCAATTCATTGATTGAATTCAATGTATTGGTATCAATTTTTGCAGTTTCAATTGTAATCTGCTGTTGTTGAGGTATGTTATCTAAACCTGCCATATTTTTGCGTTTTAATTGTTTTGTATATATAACTATATTGATTTTTTGTTTTTGAACACCGAAACTCCTTTTTCTTTTACAACCTCACCTGCACAGTAATTAGCCCACTCAATAGATTCCTCTACATTGTGAGAATCTAAATACCTAGCTACAAATGCCGCAACAAATGTATCACCCGCCCCACTAACATCAGCTTTATCAATTCGTTTAGTTCGAATCACATTACCGTTATAACTAGCACCACTACCATCTAATGTGATAATACATTTATTATATAACCAATCAGTATCTCTAATAATAGAATCGTTATTTTGGGCTTCAAACCTGTTTAATTTTAAAAAAGATATATTTTTACACCAATCACCTAAATACTTTTTTGTATCTACTATTGTAAATTTAGCCATTGATGCTATTTCATCAATATCTTCTTCGGTTAGGAATCCTTTACAATAATCGGATATAACTATTGCATCGTATTTGGTAATATCTGGTAATTCAGATATATTGATTCTATCAGTAACATCACTATCATCAACTCTCAAATATAATTCGTTTGTATCTTTATTTACATATCTCGTTTTGGTGATTTTACCTTTATCAAAATATCTATCAACATACAAACCCATAGCTTCTAAATTGTCTGCAGTATTACCCGCCATACCATTATTAGATGATGTGTATATTGGAATAAAAACCGGTCCGTTTCCTTCTGGAGATTTTCTATTTGATATACCATATACAAAAATATCAGTACATATTTCTCCAATAACTAAAACTTTATATTTTGCCATTATCTAATATTTTCGTTGTACTTAATCCTTCTATTTTTTTAAAGAATTCTATTTTAGGAATATATTCAACACCAATTATTTCATTGTATTTATAATCATTACCGATGAC